TCCCCTCCCTCTCCTCTCGCTCCCTCCTCATCGTCTCCCGCTCCGCTCCTCCCCCTGGCCTCCCCCTCCTCGCTCGCTTCGCCTCATGGCGCTCTCGAGAATCAGGATGGCTCTCTCTCCTCTCCCTTCGCCTCCCTGGCCTCTGGCTCCTCCTCCTCCGCTCTCTCCCCTCTCAATCCCGCCTACGTAGGATCGGCTACCCGCCCTGCTAGCCCTCTCTATCCCGCCTTCTAGCCCCGCCTGCTGCTCTCTAGGGTGACAGGCTTTCGCTGTGCCTGCCTATAGTTATGGCCTGGTCAGTGGCCGCTGTGAGGGAATATCTCCTATGCGCATAGCCGCATAATATAAAAAATAAAGAAGGCCCCTATTTTAGGGGCCTTTTGTTATACTTTTGAGTCTAGATCTATCGCCTCTAGTTCTTCAATCAAACGGCGTGAACGTTCGATTAATTCTTGAGTGCGACGCTGTGACTCAATATCTCGCCGCTTCAGTTCTTCTAACTGAGCAGCGAACATGTCTGCAATTGACATAGCCTTGAGTTTGCGAGGTTCGTTACAGCATCTCTGCTGCACCTAAAGTATATAGAATCATGCGCCAGTTTTCGACACTTTGCAACAATTCTTTATACAGTTTTGCTTATGCTTGGCATAAGCATGGCTGATGGTACTGGCGTACTAGGGAGCAGTAGTACGGCAGTAGTACAGTGGTGGGCTGGGCATACCTCCTCAAAAAGTGGAATTAAAAATGATCTACTTTTTTCACCCTCTAAGTATTTATACCTACCAGTCAAGCGAATCAACGATGGCGCGTCCAACGGCTTCTGTGACTAGTTTTAGCTCTTCATGAGAGGCATTGCTTTTGATTGTATTTGCTTTGTAACTAATAATCCATACATTATCTTTTGTGTATCCTTTAGTTGGATCAATGCGATCTAGGGAGGGGCTATTTGGAAGAGGGCGATTACCATTGCCTCGTTGAGCAGACCATTCGAGCTTGGTATTGAAAATTGGACAATGCGAGGGAACTATTGAGCGAACAAAATCATGGTCGATATTGAACGCCAGGTTTTTAGTTTTTGCTCTTTGACGGGCATTTTTAACCATGTTGGCGGTTTGCACTACCACTGGATTGCCTCTTCGGTAGTCTGCAGAGCATTCTTTGCACTGGGAACGTCGTCCATCGCGGTTATCTTTTTGAAGACTAAATTGTTCAATATTTTTGATGATGCCGCACGTAGAGCAGCGTTTTTCCAGCAAGACAGTCATTGACAAGAAGCATTTGCAAAACTATAACCAGCAAAAACCTAGTCGCAGCATGCCGAAAGCAAGTCTGAAAGACGCCGCTTGAGGCATTTCAGACAATTAGCTTCTCCAATGGAGACGGCCTCAAGCCGTCGGAATGACGCACAAAATCGCGCATTTCCTTTCCATTGCCATTAGCAAAAAGGCGGCCCAAAGCCGCCGTTCAAGCTTTTAAAGATAGAAATCGCCTGTTTTTTGGCCTTTCCCAGAAGCTACGCATAGCTTGGCCGTGTCATCACATAAGACTGACACAGCTTTTTTTTGAAATTCGCCCCTCAATGGAGAGGCTCCGTCCCTTTGGGGGACTCCGCTACTAGGACATCGGGGCTGACCTAGCCTTTTTGCCCGTCACTTCGCGCTTTGGGCGCTCCGTTAGAGGGGAGATGTCCGGGAGGGGACTAAGCGGGAGGAGCCGGGCTTGGCGTGTGCTCCGCTTACGGTAATCGTATCTCAGCCTGTGAGTAAAATGTGGGTTTTTTCGTATCATGGCGATACAAAAGCCTAAAAATCTTCACAATTTCTTAAGGATTCAGACAGTAGATGGCGGTTTGCTGAAGAATGTATTAAATAATGCATGCGCAGTTTATGAGAAGAACTAGCGTGGTAAAACTACGGACTATTCCCATGTTTGGTTTGCCAGAACGCCAGCCATTTAACTATGGTCCCTATAAGCTATGGCCATGTTTCAGCAAGCCTGAGTTTCAATGGTTCGCTGCAGTAGACGGCGCTCCTCATTATTTCCGTACGCTTAATGAAGCAAAGCTTTTTATCAAGGACAGGCTCTCCGTCGAGGACGCTGAAAATTTGTGCGACTGAGCCAGAGTTCGGCTCACACAAAGGAGCAATTTGCCATTAGAATAGTTGGAGCGACGACGTTGGCGCGTCTCGCTCCCGGCCACCTACTATCTCTAGATGACATGGCAAAGCTAACACGCAGGCCACTGCCTCCGCTCGATTATTTGCACGAGCTTTTTGTTGTTGACGAAACGAGCCCTAGCGGTTTACGGCGCAATAAGACCGTTTCCGTCAATGCGCAGCAAGGCGATGTTGCGGGCTCTTATATGCCCAAGACTCGCTATTGGACCGTCAATATTACTTATAACGGAGAAAAGCGTGCCTATTACGTCCATCGACTGATCTACGCGCTAGCCACGGGCAAAAACATTGACAACATTTTTATTGACCACATTGAAACACAAGAAAAGCACAACGTGATCGAAAATCTCCGCGAGGCATCGCATAGGGAAAACATGCGCAATCGCGGCAAGTCAAAATCAAAGTACACGAGTAATTACAAATGCGTGTATTGGAACGAGAGGCGCCAAAGGTGGATTGCCAAGATGCAAGCCGATGGTAAATACATTTGGATTGGGACTTTTCACTCCGAACTTGAAGCGGCGCGAGCTTACAACGAGGCAGCCTTAAAGCATCATGGAGAATTTGCAAGTTTGAACGACGTGCCCGATTGATCCATGCTAGTTTGTGCTTGTTGATTTCCAAGGGGGCGCTGACCCCCTTTTGTTGTCTTATGGCGTTCAAGGAAAAAGCTAAAAGTGAGATGATCGCGCGGACGGGGCGAGTGCAAGATTGGATGGACAGCCCTGAAAGCAGGCTCCCGGTGAGCTGCACAACGTTCGTGGTTGAAGACTCAATGGAGGGACCGGATGGAATTGAGGCGTCGTGGCGTTTTGTTTCTCATGCTCTTCGCAATGCGGCAGGAGCGGCTGTAAACCTTTCCAAGCTTCGCCCAGAAGGTGAAGACAATGGAAAAGGACTTGTGGCTAGCGGTCCCGTAAGCTTTGCGACTATTTACAGCAAGCTGAACGAGGTGTTACGTCGTGGCGGTCAATTTCGCAATGGCGCCGTTACTTTGCATCTTGATTACGACCATCCAGACGCAATTAAATTTATTCAAGCTTCCCGCAAAGATCTTCCCTGGGTGAAGCGCTCTATTACTGTTGATAATGATTTTCTAGATAAAGCATCGCCCGAGCTTATTGCCGCTCTTTTGAAGGCAATTGCCAATGGTGATATGTGGCTAACTAAGAAGCGTTTTGATGCGAAAGGGGAGCGTATCTGGCCCAATGTTTGTGAAGAGATTTGGCTAAAGCATCGTGGCACTTGCTTGTTACAGCACGTAAATCTTGGTGCTTGCACCATTGACAATATTGTAGGAGCGTTCGCGGAAGGAATGCAACAGCTAGTTGATCTCCATCCCAATACTGGCGTTGGCGACACTGGTGAATATCTTTCCCCTTCCATTGATAAACAAATTGGCCTGGGCGTGCTGGGTCTAGCCAATTTTCTTGCCATCCATGGCATCAGTTATAAAGACTTTGGCGATGCTCTTGAAGCCTATTTAATTGAAGATCCCCATCCTTGGTCTCACCATTGGACAGATACCGTGGCTGGAAAAGCCGTCTACGCTTTCGACAAAGGCATTCGCGCCGCTGCTGAGATCGCTCGCGAGCATGGCATGGAACGCGCCTTCTGCATCGCCCCCACTGCATCATGCTCTTATCGCTACCTCGACTCCCGTGGTTTCACCACTGCCCCTGAAATTGCTCCTCCTATTGGGCGCATGGTTGATCGCGACAGTGGCACGTTTGGCGTGGAAAGCTTTGACTATGGAGAAGTGGAAATTGCTGCTGAAGTGGGATGGGAAACTTTCTTCAAAGTGGCAAATGGCATTGTTTCTCTTTATCAACGCACTGGTCTTTTCCATGGTTATTCCATGAATACTTGGGGAGATTTGGTCACTTACGATGAAACATTCCTGCGTGATTGGCTAGAATCTCCTCAGACAAGCATCTATTACAGCCTGCAAGTTCTTCCAGACATGCAGCGTAAAGATGACGCATACGCCGCGCTCGATGAAGATTTCAAGAGCATGTTTGGCTTCGACGATGATGCCAAAAATGCTTCTGAAAGTTGTTCATTAGACGGTGGTTTTTGTTCTAGCTGCGCTGAATGAAACAAGGGCCTTGCGGCCCTTTTCTTGCCTAATTTTCCTTCGCATTGTTTATTAAAATGACCGCTGCAAGCCCCTATCTCAATTTGCTTACCAAGAAGCGCTCTTGGCAGCCCGTTGCCGTGGCCAAGGGGAAAGTAACTGAAGGAGCTGAGGCGACGCTATTCAAGGCGCTTGCGCTGCGCCATCTGGAGATTCCCGTAAAGGATCTCTTGGAACAAGGCATGCAGCGTGAGCTTCCTTCGACGCCTGGCATCATTGAAACTCTTCGCTCCAATCAGGAGGATGAGGATCGCCACTTGGATGCATTGAACTATGTGGCTGATGCTCATGGCACAGATGAAAAGGCTGAAAAGGAAGTGATGAACATCTTGAAGGCATGGAATGAACATCCTGCCCACCCCATTTTGAAGGCGGGCATCATGGAGCGTTCTATTTTCTTTGTGGCACTTCCGTTCTTTCGCCAAACTGGTGACGTTGGCATGCGTACTGTTTCGCAAGACATCAGTAGGGACGAAAGGGTTCACACAGTGGCCAATGCCATGGTGAGCAAAGAGCTAGGCGAGAAAGAAAGCCAAAGCCTTGACAAGCTTCGTGCCGCCACTGCTGCTTGGCTCTTTGATGACCTCAGCGCATCGTCTAATCAGTGGCTGAACAAGGATTTTTGGCTGCGTCAGTCGAAGAGCTTGTTCTGGACGGGCAAGGCTCCTGATATGGCAGTGAGCAGGAACAGCAGGGCGATTAGTTTCTTTGAAAGTCCGAACACCTCGCTTCCTATGTATTCTTAGAGACCCCTCGCCTCTCTTCCCAAATAGCAGGGCGCCCATTTGGGCGCCTTTTGTTCTCCACGCTATTTACTTACTACAATTAGCAGGACGAGCAAATTACATGGGAAACACCCGCAGGCCCGATGGCCGCACACTGGGCAAAGCGATCATTCAAGACGGCAGGCGCCCTTGCACTGTCTGTGGCGAAATTAAGCCCCTTGAGGAATTTGCAAAGCATCTCAAGGGAATGATGGGTAGGCAGGGATGGTGCAAGGAATGCGGCAATGCCAAGGCGAGGGCTCGTTACAACGGCAACGCTGAGCATTATCGCAGCAGAAGGCGCGAATCAAAGCGCGAATATGATCAAAGGCGCTATGCGGAAATGATCGCAAGTGGAAACAAGCCCAAGAGGGATCCCATTAAAGCCAAGAGCTCCTATTTGTTGCGTAACTATGGGATCAGTTACGAGGAATACCTTTGTCTTCTAGAGAGCCAAGATCACAAGTGTGCAATTTGTGGCGCGGAAGAGTCAGACAGGAAAACTAGGGAGCTAGTGGTTGATCACTGTCACGCTTCGGGGAAAGTCCGTGGCATGCTTTGCCAAAAATGCAACTTAATGCTTGGCAATGCAAATGATTTGATTAGTACACTAGAGCAAGCCGTTATCTACCTAAGTGACAGGGGTGAAGGTTAATTTTGAAGCAAGGCGCCTTTCGGGGCGCCTTTTGCTATGCTTGTTGAGTTCCCGCTCTGCTTTGCATCGGGCCACCACCACTGCTGCTCTGTCGGCAGTGTGCAGCCAGTTCTAAGGTCCACCGTTGGTTGTGGAGTGTCTTTCCTGGCTTGCGTAAAATCCTGCGTTTGCAGGTCGGGAGGACGCTCCCGCCAGATTGATCCACTGGTGAGCCCTCAACCCATTTGGCAAGCTTGACGGATCCTCGCCCCTAAGCCTCTCAACGATGCTCAAACCAGGGGCTGCTGACGGTTAAGTGTTGTGGTACACGTTGGGCAGATAGCCCAGAATGCCAGGTTCGATTCCTGGGGCTGTCCTATGATGAGCTTTCTTCTCCATTGAACCATGTTCAAACCAGCGCCTCGCGCGGCCACGTATGACGTTGGTGAAGATCTGCAAACAGTTCTCAAATATTTGGCAAGAAGACTGAATGTAAGCACTGGCACCATCATTGGAATGGGAGTGGCAGTAGTAGAAGAAGCGGTGAAGGTGCAAGGAGAAGATTCCTACGTTATCAACATTGAAAAAGATGGACAAGTGACAGGCTGTAAATTAAGCGCCTATCTTGAGCATACGCAAAGTAAAAAACAATGAGCGCTTTCGTTACGTCAGATACTCACTTTGGCCATGCGAAGATGATTGATTTCTTGCGTCCTGATGGTGAACTATTACGCCCGTTCTCATCGTGCGAAGAAATGGACGAAACAATTATTGAGCGATGGAACGCGAAAGTAGGCAAACGCGACACTGTTTACCATCTTGGGGATGTAGTTATTCCTCGTGCATCGTTAAAGCTTCTTTCTCGTCTCAATGGAAGGAAGATTCTCATTCGTGGTAATCATGATCAAGGAGCATTAAAGGACTATTTGCCATATTTTGAAGACGTGCGGGGAGCATTCTTCCATCCTTGTGATAGCACGTTTCCTGGAGGCTTAATCTTCACACATGTTCCCGTGCATCCATCGTGCCTGTCTGGTCATTACACGGGCAATGTACATGGCCATTTGCATTGTCATCAAATTCTCACTAATGACGGGCAAGTAGATAAACGCTATTTCAATGCATGCCTAGAAAGGAACAATTTTTCTCCAGTAGCATTTGAAGATATAAAAGACTTTTTCCGCCGTGAGCGAGCGTCGAACGTTCAACACGCCCCTGCGTGAACCGCTCAATCCAATCATTTATCAATCATTGAGAGCCATTGATTGGCACAATGCTCAATTTTTCTTAACCATGGACCATTGGCATCTTGAAAAAGCTGTCATCATTAGAAAGTATGTAACAGAACTAAAGGCCTGGATTTATGCGCAGGAAGAAGCTATGGAGAGTGTGGGCAAAGGCTCTGGGGAGCAAGGAGAGTAATTGCGACAAGGAAGCAGATACAGTGGCAATTGTTCGCACGTTTATTTTTGCTTCGTATTTGATTACCAATGTTGCAATATGCGCTAATGCCGTTCGTCATTGGAATAGGGGCTTGCCGAACGAGTCGGTGCGCGATACAGTGGAGTATCTTCAGCGATCCTGAGACATGCTTACGGTTCTAGATCTCTTCTCTGGCATAGGAGGCTTCAGCTATGCAGCCGAGCAACTTGTCGGTGGTTTCAAGACCATTGCCTTCTGTGATTCAGACGAGCCTTGTCGGAGAGTGCTTCGCAAGCACTGGCCCGATACGCCTATCTTCACGGACGTTCGTTCGCTCTCAGCGGAAGACATCGCCCCACTTTGTCCAAACGGACTTTCTCTCATTACTGCAGGCTTCCCCTGTCAAGACCTTAGCGTCGCAGGAAAACAGGCAGGATACGATGGAGAGCGAAGTGTGTTGTTTTATGAAATCATCCGTTTGGCTAGGGAGCTTCGACCTGACTTCCTCTTGCTTGAAAACGTTAGGAATTTACTATCCCACAAAAACGGGGAAACTTTCCAAGAAACCCTCTTTCAAATTGCCAAAGCAGGGTACGATGCAGAGTGGGCAATTATTCCAGCAAGTGATTTGGGAGCCTGTCACAAGCGAGAACGCATCTGGATTATTGCCTACTCCTCGGACTTGCTCGGCAATGGCGGCACGAATCAATACGGAAGGCAATTTGGGGAAATCTCGCTTTCCCAATTTGGAAACAGTGATAGGCAGAATGCTTCCCACTCCAACGGCATCGGACCATTTGGACAGAACCTATCACTATCCAGCTTGCGTGGGGGTGACGAGGGGGGAGAAGCTGAGTTGGACAGTTGGAGCAGAATTGGGCCACAATTACGGGAACAGTGGCAAGCCAGGGGAGAATCGCTCAATCCTAACTGGCGATCCTATGTATCTCAACCCGCACTTCGTCGAGGAGATGATGGGCTATCCAATAGGGTGGACCGACTTAAGCAATTAGGAAATAGTATTGTTCCGCAAGTGGCCGATGTTCCATTGAGAAGGATCAAGGAACTGGCAAAACAAATGAGTCAATAAAAAAGGAGCCTTAGGGCTCCTTTGCTTAATGCTTAAAACCAAGGCACTGCTCAAAACCAATGAGGCTTGGGCACGTAGGCAACGCCGCGATAAACGAGAGAAGCATGTTGAGCTTCACGCAGGCGAGCAGCTTTCTCAAGCTGCTGCTTGATGAGAGCGAGTGGGTTCATGATGGTTCCCGATGATGCGCGGTCCCGTTCCGTACCGTGCGAGTCATGCGCCCCATTGCTGGGGTGAACGTCCTTTCAGCTTAACATGATGCCCCTGGGGTCAATACCGGCCATGCGGAGCCATTTGCGAATTGCATTGTCGGAAACTCCATATTTCTTGCCAACACTCAAAAAAGAGCTATTTTGTATTTCTTTGATAAGTATGTCAATTGCTGGCCTTTCGGCTTTGCGAGTTGACTTGTGATAGCAATCAGCACACATTTGGGTCTTTGTGTTACTGCCAATTTGGACGTTGCATTTCATGCATGATGCAATTTTTGCGAGGCGCTTCTTCTTTTCTTGTCCCTGCCTGCTATCTTGTTTTTTCTTGTTTGACTCGACTTGCTCTTTGTATGCGTATTGGCCACTAGCAAGCTTTAATTCACGATGCCTTTGATGGCACGCAGCCCGATGGTTCTTTGCATTCTCTCCTATATTCTTGCCCCTGTAAGTCGGAGTTAACGCATGGCAATTGGGACAAAGTAGCTGAAGATTTTCTCGGCTATTGTTATCCCTGTCTCCATTTATATGATCTAGCTCCAAAATAATTTTACCTCCTAGCCACATTTCTTTTCGGCAGCACTCACACCTGTGTCCGCGCTCGTTAATCAAACGCTTTTTAATTGCTTGCGCTGTAGTCAAATCATCAAATTTTTTCACCTCGGCGCCTTTGGGAATCCATGCTTTCCCCGTGAAATGAGATGTATCAAGATTTAATTCCTTAATCCTTTTCTTAATCGTTCTGTAATTTCCTCCTACGGGCAAAAGACCAAGTGCTCGCAATACACCAGCAAGACTTTTGCTAGTTTTTACTGCCTCTTCAATTTGCGTGGTCGAATAATTCAAGCCGGCCATGTCGAACTGGTAAACGCATATTTGCTCTATCTTAACGTATACCTTCGACAGGGTTCGAACCTGCAAGCCTTTCGGCAGCGGGGTTTAGACGTGTTTACCTGTTTCACCACGAAGGCGATTGAAACCAAGGCGCTGAGGACGGGGCTTCAATCCGTCTTTGTACAGCATTTAACTATGGGTTGGCCCATAGCCTTGGCTCATCTTGGTCTGCAGAACAGTTCCCCCGAACTGTTCGTTGTTAACGCTGGCCAGCGTGCTTCGCGAAAGCCTTGAAATCATAACATGACGATGATCAGGCGTCATATTCTCTTAAGCTTTCGTCGCCTTGATGGTCTGGCATGTAGTCATCATCAGTGGCATCGGCTTCCCATGAACGTTCAAGACTTTCTTCTGTCTTTAGCCGCTTGGCATGAGCCTTGAGCTTGGGTAGCAAGGTGGGAATATATAGATGTTCAGCGGCAAGAAGCTGCAAGGAAGTTTGCCTACTAATGGGGGCGTTTTCCAATAATGCGACGAGGAATTTTGTTTCCTCCATAGTTAATTTGCAATAAGTCACTTCATGACAGAACTATTGTTTGAAAATCATACTAGGAGATTAAGCTTTCGATCCAACCAATGTCATCATCTTTGCTTGCAGCAAGAATGGCACCAGCCATGGCAAATGCTAAGTCGTCAATGCCAGTGGCTTTACCACCAGTTACACTCCATTGCCCACTGGGTTTATAGATGACAGTGAGATTTTTAAGCTGCATAAGGGCTTTCTCATGGCGGTAGATATTAATTTGCCCTGCATTGAACAGCTCCCTCATTTTGCTAAAAGCTTTCATTTTGGAACTGACGGTCCACGTTAGTTCTGTGATCGGCAAATCACTCGCAAGACTTTGAATTGTGCCTGCGCTATTAAATTGGTCCATCACGATAGTGTCGAAGACGTATAGACGATGCTGTTCCTTAATCCAATCTTCTACTGCATTGATATTGACTTCCATCCGTCCATTAATTTCAAAATCAGCAACGAAAGAATGGAACTTGTCAACAACCAAAGTGCCGTTCTCATAGTGAACAATGCAAGCAGTGTAGTCGTCACGGCCAACGCCACCACGGGCGGGGTCAAGGGCAAGGACGTAAGCTCCCTGGAATTCAGGGCGTGGTGGTAATGCTGCGCGGCGATCATCAATACAGGCATCAATCACATCGCTATTGACTAGCGCCGAAAGGTTGGAGGCAAATTGAGCGCCGTATTCAACGGCGAATTTGTCGGGATCACGCTGCCTTTCGGCATCAAGGAAGTCTCTTGAGATGGTTGGATTCATCTCCCAAGTGGGATAATTCGCCGCAATCATGAACGGAAATCTTCCCGATGCGGCCTCTTTGTAATGATCGTGGAAAATACCTGTTGTCAACCATGGAGAAGAAAGTTCAAGGATTCGTCCCTTGCCTGAGAATTGGGCAATTGAAGGAGAAATGGCATCATAAATTCCCCGTCCCCCGCTATTTGCATCGCCTTCTGTCGCGAAGGCCAACTCGTCAAATACCGCGCCCGCACAAGCGAGACCACGAGCGGCTCGACCAGACGTGGGAATTGCCTTGAATACACATCCATTGCTGATTTCAATAATGTCGGCAGTTTCGCGAACGATTTCTTGGGCGAATGGACTCTCAAGGATTAATTGCCGAATATTGTTTAAGGCGATACGTGCCTGGTCTTGTGAGTTGGCCACCGCAACAATGTACCACTTTTCGCCTTTTCTCACTCGGCTTCTGTAGTCTTGTTCCAATACAAAGCACATGTAGATGCACGCAATCGCGGCAAGAAAGCTTTTGCCGCTGCGCCTACCAAGCGCCCAGATAGCAGTTGAAATGCCAGGACGAAAGAAGTCGTCAAGTAATTCGGCCTGTTTGGGATAGAGAGTTAAGCCAAGGGCATGCTTGGCAAAATCGCTACACTTCAGCATTTTCTTGCCTCAAGTTTTTCAAGATTTTAATTTTCCACCCTTTGTGCTGTTTAATCCTGCCCCTAGCAACCGACGCAAGATTGTGCTGCTTCATTCCATGTTCTCGCGCAAAAGCGGCCAAGTTATACACGATAAAAACTTGACCAGAAGGCGAGATTGCTTCATATTCATACCTTGGCGGAGCGCATTCTGATCTCATGCGACGCTCCTCTGGTGATTGCTTGCGCCCTTTCTTTGCTTCGGAAATTTTACGTTTCGACTCTTCGGTGTGATTGCGACCTTTAAAGCTGCTAGGCATCCCCTTTTTTCCATAGTTTGGGTTACCTGGTCCGGATCTTGATTTTGACATCTTGCGCCTAGTTTTTTCAGAATGTCGACGGCCCTTGCTCGCTTCCGATAATTTGCGCCTGATTTCAGGAGAAAGCATTACAGTGCCCTCTCCGCCATCGGTGAGATTATGAAGAGTTCCAGTGCCAAGATCTAGTCGTCCATAAAGCGCAATGCAATATCGCTCAAGAGATAGTGCTTCTTCTTCAGTCAGCCCCTCTTGGATAAAGATAATCAGAGACTTGTCTTTTGGTGGGCGAGTTCCGCGATAACGTTTACGAAATGCCCGATTATCCTTGCCTTTGCCAATGTAATAGGGGCTCACGCGCTTGCCATTCGCCGAGTCTTTTTCTCTTAAGAATGCGTAAACGTAAAAGCGCCGAGGATCTTTCGTCATAACGCCTTTAGGGTGCTTAAAGATAATAGCTCAGTCTTCGGAACGAAATATGCAGGGCGCCCTCCCGCTGGATCTTTTTTCCATTGATCTTTCATCGCATCAGCGGCTTTTATCCAACCATGGATAAGCGTAATGCGGTTTTCAATTGTGACGAGCACCAATATCTTATCTGGACTTTCGTCTAGTTGCACTATTAAATCGTAATAATGTTTAGAGCGAGTTTTAACATCAATATTTGGAGGAAGATCCGCAGAGCCACGTTTTGCCTCTGTTTCTTGGTAGAGCTTATCTTCCATGTCAAGCATCACTGCGACCGCCATTTCTCCTGCAGCACCGAGTAAATGATGGCGTAGTGCTAAATCTCCTTTCTCCGCTCCATTGTTCCTGCCTTTTTTGCCTTGCTTTTCGTTGAGAGACTGCCTGCGAAAAGCTTCATCACGAGCCCGTTGGCGCTGATCAGGAGTGAAGGCAAAGGTGAGTGGCATCAACCAGTCCATAATGGCCAGCTTCTACGGACAATGTATCCAGGAATTAGACTGAAAGCAATACAACATAGCCATCAGCGTTCGTTATGGAAGGCGAAGCAATTGATTTAGGGCATGCCACGGCAGGTGGCATTCGCGCGGACGGCCTTCAAAACGTGCTGATCGGCATGGGCACTGGTCGTGACAAGGCGCAATACACCAAAACCACTGCTACTGTCTTTCTTGCTCAAGAGGAGCTTGAAAATCTGTATGGCGAATGGCTGCCTCGTCGCATTGTTGACATTTATGCGGATCAAGCCACTAGGAAAGGCTTTAAAGTGTTGTTTGGCGGTGATGGCGTAAGAGCCGAGGAAGTACAAGGCATTGAGCAAACGATTGAAGATCTCTACATCCTCGAGCACCTTAACCTTGCAGCCAAAAACTCCCGCCTTTATGGGGGTGCTTGTCTACTTCTCTTTATTGACGATGGGCGTCCCGCTTACATGCCTGTCGATAAACGCAACATCCGTCGCATTGAAGAAATTGAATGTCTTGATAGATGGCAAATTGCCCCAGTTATCAACGAAGAAAACTTATACGACTATTCAAAAGCCACTTATTATCAGATCATCTCTGGAGATTTAATTAACGAGCCCACGCTTACTTATATTCATAAAGACAGGATTTTGCGTTTTGATGGGGACTGGCTCCCTTATCGCGTGAGGCAACGCAATTATGGCTGGGGCATGAGCAGCTTGCAAACTGTTTATGACAGCTTCCGTCATTATTGGACTGGTTTAAATTCAGCAGCAACGCTCCTCACTGAATTTGATATTTTTGTTCATAAAGTGAGGGGCTTAGCTGCGATGCTTGCGGCTGGAAAGGAAAGCTCTATTCGTGATCGTTTGCAGGTGAATGATATGAGCAAGAGCATTTATCGCGGCTACGCGATTGATGCTGAAAAAGAAGAGCTTGAATTTATTAGTCGGAACTTTGGCGGCATCGGGGAAATTTTAGAAAAGCTTCGCGTGGATATTATTGGCGCCAGCAAAATTCCTCACACTGTTTTATTTGGCGAAAGCCCTGGCGGTTTGGGCTCCACTGGTCGCAGTGAAGAGCGTGATTTCGCGAAAACCTTGGCGGATTACCAAGGCACGCATTTTAAGCGTCCTGTCAAGAAGCTAATGGAATACATCATGCTTAGTAAAGAAGGCCCAACGAAGGGAGAGCTTCCTGAATCATGGCGCATCTCCTTCAATCCATTGTTCGAGCTTAATGAACGCGAAATGGCTGACGTAAGGGCTCGCGTGGCGGCTGTAGATGGCCGTTATATTCAGCTTGGCGTGCTGAGTCCGAAAGAGGTGGCGGACGCTCGTTATGGTGGCTCTGAGTGGAGCATGGAGCTTACTCTGGATCCATCTGTCATTCGCGAGCTTCCCACTCAAGGCGGGGGTGGCTCCACTCAAAATGGGGGTGAAAATGGAGGCAAGCTTGCTGTTCCTCCTGGTGGGCGTGATCCAATGAATGAAGAAAATGGCACGCTTCCCATGGATGGAAGCAGGGAAGTGGAAGACAGCCGGGAAGATAGTGCTGCTGGCCTTTTCTTGCCTCGTGATCTAGAAGAAATTCGTGGTGACGTAAAATTCACCGATGCCGAGCTTCATTCTCGTGCGGTGAGTGCTGCCAAGGCGAAATTTAAAGTGTGGCCTTCTGCCTATGCAAGTGGCTACGTAGTGCAGCAATACAAGCAAATGTACAAGAAGAAGCACGGATCCCTAGCTGGCGCCTTCAAGAGCGACGAAGGTGATTTGCACGCAGATGATCTTGACAAGTGGTTCAAAGAAAAGTGGGTGAGGATTGGAGCCAATGGTGAAATCCTTGGCCCTTGCGGCGCTCGCGAAGAAAAGGAAGGCAAGCCGAAGTGTCTTCCCCAGGCAAAAGCTCAAGCCATGA